CAGTCCCACCAAAAACGTCGTGTCGTGCGCCACGGTGCTGGTGGTAGCCAGCCGCTGAACGCCACGCCGGGAATAAGTGAGGGGCACAAAGGATTCGAGGTCAGCGTTCATGCTGCCTCCATTTCCACCAATTCCGCACCAATGCCCTTTGCTGCGAACTCTTTGATGAGTTCCTTCCAGCCCAAGGCGTGCCACTTAACCTTCAACCCACCGGCAACCAGATCAACACGCTCAATCATCAATTTGACGATCCTGATCCGCTCGGCCGGGTAAAGCTGCTCCCAAGCTTCTCCGAGCTGGTGAAGTCTCATTACGACCAAGTCTTCGTTGATCCGGACACCTTGCAGTTCAAGTGATTTGTAAACGGCGGTGATGGCTTCGGGACTGGACAGCACCGTTTTGACTTGGTTGACCGTTGCGGCCTCCACATCTGCGGCCGGAATACGCTCGTGTGTTTTGCCCGCTGCACCAAATCGCATCTCAGCCTTGGAGACGTAATAGCGGTACTTGCGTTTGTTCTTGCTGGCGTATGTCGGGTACATCGGGTCGCCACTGGGGCCAAACAGCAGACCTCGTAAAAGCGCATCCGTGCTCTCGCGGGTTTGTGTGTCCACCGACCTCACATGCGGGTCGCGGGCCAGCACTTCATGCACCCGACCCCACAGCCCATGGTCAATGATTGGCGCGTGCGCGCCAGGAAACCAGCTGCCCTTGTGCGACAACTCGCCAAGATAAATGCGATTGCGCAGCAGCTTGTACAGATACTTCCGGTCCATCTGGGTGCCACTGCGCACCTGTCCGTCTTGGGTCGTCCAGGCTTTGGTGGTGATGCCCTCGCTGGCCAAGCCCTGCGCGATGCGTGTCGGTGACCCAATCGAGAGCATTTCGCCAAAGATGCGGCGCACCAAATCAGCCTCAGTCTCGTTGATCACCAGCAGCCGATTGGCCACGTCATAGCCCAAAGGCGGCACACCACCCATCCACAGCCCCTTGCGTTTGCTGGCGGCAATCTTGTCTCGGATCCGCTCGCCGGTGACTTCCCGCTCAAATTGGGCAAACGACAGCAGCACGTTGAGCATCAAGCGGCCCATGGAAGTGGTGGTGTTGAACTGCTGGGTAACGGACACGAATGACACGCCCTGGCGCTCGAACACCTCAACCATTTTGGAGAAGTCGGCCAAGCTGCGGGTGAGGCGGTCAATTTTGTAGACCACCACAATGTCAACCAGACCGCGCTCGATGTCCACCATAAGGCGCTTGAGTCCAGGCCGCTCGGTGTTGCCGCCAGAAAACCCGGGGTCGTCGTAGTCGTCTACCACCGGAATCCAGCCCTCCGAGCGTTGGCTGGCAACATAGGATTGGCCTGCCTCTTTCTGCGCATCGATGGAGTTGAATTCCTGCTCCAGCCGCTCGTCACTTGAGACACGGCAGTACACGGCGCACCGTTTACGCGGTTTGGGCGATGCAATTTGGGAGGTGACGTTCATGCTGCCTCCTTGCGGTTTGTCTTCAAGCCAAAAAACAGTGGCCCTGACCATGGCGTGCCCGAAATGTGTCTGGCCACCGCAGACAGGCTCTTAAAGAACTTGCCCTCATATTCAAAGGTGCCCTCGGCGGTCACGGTCACCTTGTGGTCACGGTCGCCCCATTCGCGCAACAGAACGGTGCCGGGTGCCAGTTCAATGTCGCGGGCAATCTGCCTGCTCTTGATCTTGGAGTGACGCATGCCGATGTTGACCAGTCGGCGCTGTGTCTCTGCGCTCAAGCCACCAAACGCCTGTTCCTGAAGTTTGTAGGCCACACGCGACTCCAGGTAGTTGCGGTTCGGGTTGTCCGGGCGGCGTTTGAAAAACCGATCCCACAGTGCCCACAAGTCTGGCGTTAGCAGGCTGGACAGTGCGGCCACTTGGGCAGCCACTGAGGTGGTGGTTTCGTTCATTTGGAACTCCTTGGTTGATAGGGGTTCGTATGAACGCGCTGGTGACCAGAAAAGCCAAGTCCAACTTGTCTTTCTATTTGGTCTGTCGCGGCCTGACCACTGGCCTTGTCGCCAGCATACCTACGCATAATGGCTGCCGACAGGATGGATGTGATCTCGGCTGCTCGCTGGCGCGCTGACATCTGTTCGGGGTGAGTGAGTTTGATCGGTTTCATGGTTTGCAAAGGGCATTTGAAAGACCCAGAAATCATGAATCAAATCCTCCAAGACGATGGGTAACGTAGGGCAACACAGGGTAATCGGATGAAGATTTTTGGACTTGCGCTGGCTCTGATCGTGGCCTTCTGCCCAGTCGGTGCTGAGGTGCTGACCGGCCACGTTGTCGGCGTCACTGATGGCGACACCATCACGGTGCTTGATGCCGCAAAGGTGCAGCACAAGATTCGGGTCGCCGGAATTGATGCGCCCGAAAAAAAGCAGGCATTCGGTCAGGTGTCCAAGGAAAACCTGTCGAGACTGGTTTTCGACAAAGAGGTCGACACCGAGTGGACAAAGCATGATCGGTACAAACGCATCGTGGGCAAAGTGCTGGTGGCATCGCCCAACTGCTCAAGTGCTTGTTCCAGGACGTTCGATGCAGGCTTGAGTCAAGTGAGTGCCGGTCTGGCTTGGTGGTACCGCAAGTACGCCAAGGAACAGCCTGCAGATGACCTGCCCAAATATGAGAAGGCTGAACTCGACGCACAGTCGCGCCACCAGGGTCTTTGGGGCGACAAGTCACCCATTGCACCTTGGGACTGGCGAAAGGGTGACCATGGCGAATGAGTTTCCAACCACGGTGGACGCTGCGGTGCGTCTACTCCTGAGCATGGTGGACGAATCTGAGCAGGCCAAGATCGCGGCCATGGACAGCGAAGATATTTACACGCTGCACTTTGGTCTGGGCGTGTGGATTCGCAACCACATGGGCTTTTATGCTGGCAATGACCTGTTGCTCAAGGCCACTGGTGAGACCGAGCCGGATGATGCGAGCATGGTCATCATGCGTGCATTTCGGGATCGCCTGCGAGCAGACCTGCCCAAAATTCATTGACTGGAGTCTTTTGATCTTGCCAAAAGGCAACGGGTTTGGGGTATAGTTGCGCAATTAACTAATCGCGCAATACATATCACCATGAGTTTCGGAGCATTTATCAGGCAAAAGCGTGAAGCCAAAGGCATTCAAATGAATGACTTTGCCGCACAGCTCAAGCTCTCGCCTGCCTATTGGTCGCGCGTCGAGCGCGACAAGGAAAATCCACCCAAGGACGAATACATCCGGCAAGCGGCGCTAATTTTGGAAGCAGATGTTGATGAGGCGTTCATAGAGGCAAGTCGCTTGCCACCCGACATGCAGGGTGAAGTCGGCGATATTGTGCGCATGTACCGCAAGCGAGCGCAAGATGCGAAGTGAATGACTGCAATAGCTCTCAACTACCGGCATTGCAGCCGTTTTCTTCCGCTCTACATTAGCAACCCGAAAGTTGCCGAACTTGCTTCTGAGACCCGTCAGCAATTGGTTGACTCGGGTACTGATGCGATTACTTTGAACGTGTTGCGCTCTATCGAGCGAATGAACGTCAATGGCATTTCCTTTGCGCTGTGGGTCGGGGTAGATCAGCCAGTGACCGATGAGGATGGTAATGCGGTGTTGGGCGTGTGTGAGTTTGATCCGGATGCGTCCATGGATGCTGCGGTGCTCTCGGTCACACATGTCTGTGAAATTGCTTCCCCCGAGTTGGTTTTGAGCACCTTTGCGCATGAACTCGGGCATGCCGTTTTCGATGCGCCAGCTTGGATTCACGAAGCAGCCCAAGGTGCGGGTCTATTTGATGATCCGGAACTGACAGCACGCAAGGCCTATCGCACTACTACTCCAGATGCGGAGCATTTGTCCAAGCCAAAGCCAGCGCCTGTCCAAAACACAGAGCTTGAGGTCAGTATTCGTTTTGCTGAATTTCGTGCCAACGAATTTATGGGTTCGTTGTTGGTGCCGCGCCAACACCTGATGCGCTCAGTCGAGGTTTTGGCTGAGCAACACAAAGTGACGATTGCGCGCAGTCCTTCACTTGACCCGGACTTCCCAGGTATAGGCATGACCCTGAGTGCCAAAAGTTCCTTCGGATTAGACGGCATGGATCCGTTGCTGAAGGCGCTGGCCACACGCTTTGGCGTGACACCCAAATTTATCCGTGTTCGCATGGATCGATACGGACTCCTGAAGCCGGGAGTCCAGAATCATTGACCGTTGAGATCAATGTTGAGCCGCCGACCTTGTGTCGGTTTTTTTGAAAACAACTATTAACCCGTCACGCAATCACGCATTCGCAAAATCAAGGAGTAAGCCCATGTCAGAAGTACAGCAGAACACCGTTGAAAAACAGACACCACCCGCTGCGGATAAGCAGCCAAAAGTTCGAGCGACCAAGCCTCGCCAAGTTGACTCGGGTCCACAGACATTGCCAACCATGGAGCATTTTGTACAGCTGGTGCGAAAAGTTCAATGCACCGAACTGATTCGCTCATTCATTGAAAGTGTCAGCGGCAATCCTGTACCCATCACGACGGCGGTGATCAATGGTGAGCCCGGCACACTGCCCATTGCATCTCGCAACGCAGTGTTCGCTGAAGTTGCCGCGATGCCGGTGGCCACCCAGGGCAACATTGAACGCGCGGCTGAACGAATCTGCCTGCTGTGCGATGAATATGGAGCGCTGGCGATTGGGGAATTGCTGATGGATGAGGACTTCCTTGCGCCGTCGCTCCTCAAAATGCCAGCAGACAAGTTCAGCAAGGCCTTGCATTTGTTCGTCCAACAAGAGTATCCGCAGGGTACGCAAAACCAGCCCCGTCGGTTTGACCATGCTGAAGCTCGCCAGGAAATGCTACAACGCTCACAAACTGAAAAACAATCCAGTCACTACCTCGGCCCAAAGGGGGTGATCCCAAGATTGGACGCCGTACTTGAGGCCGCACTGAAGCAGCGCCTTGCGGAATTGCTTGCCAACGTCAAACCGCAGGAGATGCTGGTCGAGCAGTTCGTGCAACGAGACTTGACCCAGGCAGACATGCCGATTACCCACTACACGCTGAGCGTGAAGTTCAATGGTGCCCGCATCAATTGGGTGCGCCTTGACGGGACAGATGTTTTGGAAAGCGAACTTCCAGCGTTTCAAAATCTGAAATTCTCTTGGCAAAGCAACAAGGGAACCTTATCAGTCTTCTTTGATGACGTTCCCATTCGTCCACAACTGGCAGCGATTTTTCGGGACATCGTTCTGGATGGCAATGGTTCCATCGAGCCAATGCCAATGCGAGAATTTGACTTGATGGGTTTTTGCACTCCTGCCATGCTTGCGAGGTTCAAAAAAGACCGAATTGAAGGTATTGATGACATCACGATTCAGCATCTGGTTGTGACTAAGCCTGAAATGAAAATGGTTCAGATCAAAGGCAAGGCAGTAAAGCGCTTGGTGGAGAACTCGCTGGTCATTCGCTGCCATCGTTGGGAAGATCGGGACATTTACACCAGGGCGAGTGAGGTTGACGGGATTGATGACCTGACGGACTACGTCATCACCCAGGTCAAACTGCGCATGGTCGTATCGAAATCGGCACACCGCAGGGCGCACAACGTCTCAGCACAAATCACCGCTCCAAACGGGTTCAACGACTCTGGCAAAACCAAGGCAGATACTGAGTTGGTGTTTGCCCAGTTGATGAGTCTTGGCTGTGCCCGTCAATATTGAGGTGACGCATGACCTTGCACTGCGATTTTTTGCGCACCCTGGAGCGTGTGAGCCAGATCGATAAACCTGTCATGTCAACCCAGCTCATGGGGTTAACAGGCCAGTTTCTTCAGCGCCGATGGATCCTTGAGGATGGGTATTTGTCGGCCATTCCCATCGAAGTTCTCGATGGTGAGGACGAAGCCGACGTTGAAGTCGATGTAGATGCGGGCACATACAGCTTTTACCGATTGGGTGGCCAAACAGCAAAGGTCACGCGAGCGCTCGGCGAAATCACCTTCTATTCTCTCAATATTGATGCTTGGCTGGATGAAATAACGATCATGTTTGACATTGAGCCATCCAAAGTTGCCCGGCGGCGCGAGCTGATCCAAGGTCATTTGTGGCATCTGGGTGACCTGCGAGCAGGGCGAACGAGCAAATTTGTGCCACTGTACGTTTCTCGTCGCCAGCAAAAATGCAATTCTGAATGGGAGGATGCACTGCTTGATTTGAAAAGAGCAAGTCATGGCGTTGTGTTGATGGATCAATTCCACTTTGGCACCTCCATGCCAAATAGTCATAAAGGGCTCGAAATTGACTCCCTGTTGGCGGACGTTGGCTCAGAAGTCAAACTCGACCGTGAAGTACTTGAACGGATTCTTTCCGGAATCCGGAACAGCGCCACTAACATCGACGACTTCAACGAGATCACCGGCGATCTGAATTTGCTGTGCATGGATAAAAAGCACAGATTCAAAGGTGTGCAAAAGTCGGTGGTCAGCATGTTTTGGCATGCGCGCAATCTACCCAGTTTGAAATGGGAGGACGTGATGTCACAAACTGGCTGCGGCAAGGATCCGGGCTCTGTCTTCCGTAATCCTGACTGGGATGAACTGCTTATTCGAGTCGCTGCGGGGTGCTATCGATTGAGGATAAAAGGGGCGACAAAGTAAATTTCCGGAAGATTTTCCGAAGTTTTTCCGAGGTTTTTCCGGAGGTCGGTGCCTCCAATAAGAAGTGGCTTTTCAACCAATGGAGCACTTCTTATGCAACGCCACTTCACCACCGATCAGACGGGACGAACGCCCGTCAAATCACACTACGCCGCTGTCCTGCGGCTTGCCCTTGACGAACAAGAGTTGTCCCAACGCTGGGGTCTTTCAGTAAAGACTTTGCGCAGATGGCGGCAAGAAAAATTGGGACCTATCTTTTGCAAGATGGGTGCCCGGGTCACCTATCTCATCTCTGAGATCGAAGCCTACGAGCGCCGCGTGTCGCGCCACTCCACTTTCACATCGGTTTACCAATGAAAGGGGACGTGACCATGACCAATCTCACCCTCTACCCAGCCGACATCGCCGAGATGTCCGTGTCACAAATCGCCCGGCTTTCACCACTGCAAAAGCATGAAATCAGCATAAACCTGATCGAAGCCAGCGCATTTCTCAAAAAGCAATTGGCGAAGCTGGATGCCGCATTGGAGCAGGAATATGCAGCAAAAGCTAAAGCTGCATTACTGGAATCCGGTCGTGATTTTGGTACCGCTCACATCAATGACGGTCCATTGCGCATCAAGTTCGACCTTCCAAAAAAAGTCACATGGGATCAAAAGCAACTCGGCGACATCGCTGAGCGTGTGGCTGCATCTGGTGACCAGGTCAAAAGCTATATCGACATCAAGCTGTCGGTTTCCGAGTCCCGTTACACCAACTGGCCACCGGCGTTGCAGCAGCAGTTTGCCGCTGCGCGCACCGTGGACGCTGGAAAACCGTCCTTCACGTTGACCCTTGACGAGGAGGTGCTGTGATGGAGCAGTTGAAATTTCACCCTGTAAGTGAGATTTTCCCGAGCATGCCCCAGGCTGAATTCGACGCGCTGGTGGCCGACATCACGGCCAACGGTCTGCGCGAGCCGATCCACATCATGGGAGACAGCGTCGTTGATGGTCGTCACCGGTACCGCGCCTGCTTACAAGCAGGTGTCGAGCCACAGTTCGTGGTGGTGCCGGACGGGACTGACTTGAATGCCTTGGTCATTAGTCTGAACCTGCGTCGGCGGCACCTCGATGAGAGCCAGCGCGCAATGGTGGCTGCACGCTTGGCCAATTTACCACTTGGTTCAAATCAGCATGCGCAAATTTGCGCACCCTCGCAGGACAGTGCCGCAGAAATGCTCAATGTGAGTCGACGCACGGTGCAACACGCCCGTGCTGTCCTTGAGCACGGCGCACCTGAGTTGGCAACAGCTGTTGACACTGGTGTCATTGCGGTCTCCAGCGCAGCGGCTTTGAGCCGTCTTACCGTGGACGCACAGCAGGCAGTGCTATCTCGCACGCCCCAGGAGATTCGCGCCATTGCACAAGATGTGGGCAACCGCATCCAGAGCGCTGGCGTGGTCGGCCAGTCTGCTGTGCGCATCTTCGATGAGGTTGCCCAGGAGGCTGGACTCGACGGCGCGCAGCAACTCGCCGTCGTCCAAGTCCTCAAGGATCAGGCGACTCCGCTGCCAACACCGGTGGAGGCAAAGCGCATCGCGTCCGAGGGTGCCAAAGGTCTGCTGGTTCTCGGCAGTGATGGCTGCTACCACACAGCACCCGGCGACCCCGATGAAAACGCTCGTATGCAGCAGTGGCTGAACTTGCGCGAGGGGCTGGAGCCTCTGGCCAAGCTGAAGTTTTCAGCAGACGAGGCCTTTGCGTCCATTCCTTCCTACCAGCAGAAAAACGTCACCGACTGGCTTTCCAGCGCAGTGCCTTACCTCAATCAACTCAATTCACTTTGGAGCCAAGCCCATGCGTAATCCAACCCTCACCCACCTGCGCGAAGCGGTGCGCAATGAAATCACACAGTCCTTTGATTGTTTTGGTTTTGCCAAACCGCGTGACATCGCAAAACTGGTCTGCACAGCCAATCCCGACAGCATTGCCGCCATTGGTGCTCAGTTGGCAGAGAACGCCATCACCGATGTGGCGCGCCGTGAACTCAAAAACAGCACCAAAAGCTGTGAGTCAAGCATGCAAATGCTGCTCCCAGGTGTGCCCGAAGTGATGGCACGCCTGCTGCCACCGGCCATCAGCATCCCCAGCGAGGACGACTCAAACGACGAGGGTGTCGTCTACAAGCCTCTGGCCAAGGTCACCTTTGGCGAGCTGGGCGCGCACTTGGACATGCTGACAAGCCAGATTCGGGCCGACATCAGTCGCCACCGGGCTCTGACCGAACTCCATGACATGGCGCTGGCCATGGGTGCAATTGGCGACAGTTGTGTTTTTGATGTCCTTGGTGCATCAGAGCACGTTGAAGCGGAGGTGGCTTAAATGGCACTCCCCATCATCACTGCTGATCAGCGTCGCGCCCAGCGTCGTGGCGTCAAGATCGTCATTTTGGGCGTTAGTGGCATCGGTAAAACGACCCAGCTCAAATCGCTCGATACCCATTCCACCTTGTTCATTGACTTGGAAGCGGGCGACCTGTCTGTCTCGGACTGGGACGGCGACTGCCTGCGGCCGCGCACTTGGCCCGAGTTTCGCGATCTGGTGGTCTATCTGGCAGGGCCCAACCCGGCGCTGCCCGAACAGTCACCGTTCTCAACGGCGCACTTTGACCACGTCTGCTCGGTCTATGGTGATCCGGCCAGCCTGGACAAGTATCAAACCTACTTCTGCGATTCCATCACTGCTCTCTCGCGGCTGTGCTTTAACTGGGCCAAGAGCCAACCAGCCGCTTTTTCTGACCGCACGGGCAAGCCGGATTCACGCGGCGCATATGGCCTTTTAGGACAGGAAATGGTGACGGCGCTGACCCATTTGCAGCACGCCCGTGGCAAAAACGTGGTGTTCGTAGCGATTCTGGACTGCAAGACCGACGACTTTGGCCGCAAGGTGTTTGTGCCACAGATCGAGGGCAGCGCCACCGCATTGCAACTCCCGGGCATTGTGGACGAGGTGGTCACGCTGGCTGAAATCAAAGCTGATGACGGTAGCTCATACCGGGCATTTGTCACCCAGACCATCAACCCCTACAGCTATCCGGCCAAAGACCGCAGCGGTCGTCTTGACCTGCTGGAGCCGCCCGACTTGGGTGCGCTCATCGCCAAGTGCGCTGGCACTGGCACCCCTGCACTGCACCCACAAGCCCCAACCCCAACTGATTCCAAGGAGTAATTCAAATGAACGACAACAACACCAATGTCTGGT